TATTTATAGACACTGTGCTTCAGACGGTTGAAGTATTTACAGAGGTTAAAGAGCAGGAACACGAAGTTAAAATGAACGAACGCACGGAGACGAACACGAAGACTAAAACAGTTGAGCGCGGCTTGCCGTGGTGGGGCTGGTGGTTAATAGGTGTGCTGTCTGCGGTAATTATTTACCTCATACTAAATTTATGAAATGGACAACACATCACAGGAATCGCCACAAGCTAACGGGCTGCCCTCGTAAAATACGAACGCTTCAGATCAGCGACGTTCACTACGACTCGACCAAATGCGACCGGGATCTACTGCACAAGCACATGAAAATGGCTGACGTCGCGGTGATTAACGGCGATTGGTTTGATTTGATGGGAGGGAAGTACGACCCTCGAAGTACGTACGGAATGATACGTCCGGAGTATAAAAATTGCAACTACCTCGATCGTGTTATTGAAGACAGCTACGAATACCTTCGTCAGTTCGACATACCAATTTTCATTGGCCGGGGCAATCACGAGACGAATATTCTTAAGCGATTGCATACCGATCCAATTGACAGGCTTGTGCAGTTGCTTAAAAGTAACGGTAACAACGTCGTCGCAGGCGGTTACAGCGGTTGGATCGTGTACCATCACAAACGCGGTAATGTTGGATGTACTCGCACGTATGTTCAGCATTATCATCACGGGTATGGAGGCAATGCACCGCGATCAAAAGGTGTTTTGAAGGTCGATCTAAACATGAAGCGCGTGCCGGATGCGCAGTTAATCACACGCGGTCACGATCACAATAAATGGCACGTTCCGCAGGTGGTTGAGCGTCTGCACATAGCAAGCATGACGACGAAGAAAATTCAAGTTGACAATTTGCAGACGGGATCGTACAAAATGATGACCGACAGTTACGGCGGATGGGAGATCGAAAAAGGATTTGACCAGCCGGTTATGGGTGGCTATTTTGTTGACATTGACTTCGGATCAGGCACCACAGATATGACGACAACAATAGTCGAAGCAAAATAATTGCGAACGACATTGAAAAGATCGACCTTTGTGATGCGGTCGTTCTGACCGTAGGGCTAAGTTCCTTCGTGTGTTTTTGACCCTCGGCAATTGTCGGGGGTTTTTTTCGTGTGGTATTGAATTATTTGTATATTGCGATCAAATAACACACACACATGAACACTACACTGAACAAAATCAAAGAGCACGACCCCTGCGAAAGCGGTTGGAGGAAGCTGCTCAACCATCTCGGGAAGACGGAGGCTGACGACGAGCTGCTGCCGTTCTTAACTATCCTTGAAAGTAACGGTATTAAAGATGCTGTTTGGTCGCTGCGCACGTGCGAGGATGAGCGGGCGGTGCGGCTCTTCGCCTGCGACTGCGCGGAGAGCGTGCTGCACATCTTTGAGGAAGCACATCCCAACGATGATTGCCCGCGCAAAGCTATTGAAGTAGCTCGGAAATACGCGAATGGCGAGGCTACGCAGGAAGAGCTTGACGCGGCGGCGTATGCGGCTGAGGATGCGGCGGCGGATGCGGCGAGGTATGCGGCGTATGCGGCGGATGCGGCGAGGTATGCGGCGGCGGCGGCGGCGGCGGCGTGGGCTGCGGTGAGGGCTGCGAAGGCTGCGGCGAGGTATGCGGCGGCGGCTGCTGAACGCGAGAAGCAAATTTTAATGTTCAAAAAATACTTCTTATGACACGACAGGAATTTATTGACGGCTGCCTTATGAATAGCGCGGCATCAAAGAATCGAGACATTGAGGATTTATCCTACTGGATTCAAACGTTAACAGAACTGCGGGCGGAGGTTTGCCCCTTTGACGATGACACCGAGAAAGCTACCGAACAAGCGGACAAGTCACTTTACCCTTGGCGTGAAGCCCCTGATGACGCAAAATATGCCACTACGGATAGATACGGTTTTATTGAGTGGTGGAGTGAAAAACCCACGTTTGAGGCAAATTCTTGGGGAACGAATAGAGAGAGAGATTATTTCTATATTTTCGATGGTGGCAAACACATTGTTTCCGACTGGACAAACTCACTTGAAAAACGACCGAAATGAAATCATACCACAACGACCACAGCCGCGTGAGCCGATCAGGCGTGATGCAGCTACTAAAAAGCCCAGCGCATTATCAGGCGTGGCTAACAAAACCTCACAAGGATACTGACGCGATGCGATTCGGGCGAGTGTATGACGCTTTGATCACCGAAGGCATTGAGCCGGAGGTCTGCCCGTTCGATAACTTCCGAACGAAGGAGGCGCGTGAGTGGCGGGACAGCCACGAGAATTTCGTCAAGGCAGACGAATACGAGGTGATCAAAGCGATGCGCGACGCATTACCCCCTGTATTTGCAGGCGGTTCGGGGCAGGTTCCGTTGCGCTGGACTGACACTGTTACAGGCGTTGAGTGTCGCGCCTTGACGGACTACATCGCAGGACGTCGCATGATTGACTTGAAAACAACCGACGACGCATCGGAGCGAGCGTTTTCGTACAGCGTAAAAAAATACGGATACGACATTCAAGCGGCGATGTATTTAGATGGAGCCGACGCGAATGGTATCGAGATAGACGAGTTCGTTTTTGTCGTACAGGAAAAAGAAGCCCCATATGCCGTCGCGCAGTACAAGCTATCTGAGGGGACAATTGAGGAGGCGCGGATGAAATACCGCGACGCGCTGTTTACATACCGCGAAGCGAAGTTATCAGACGAATGGAATGGATACCCGGACGAAATAATTGAGATTGTATTATGAAAACACATTGGAAAAAACTACAGAACCCCGATTACTTTGGGGCATGGTCACTCGACGGCAAAGACCTCGACGTGACGATTGAAAAGGTCGTACTGGAGCAGGTGACCGGAACTGACGGGAAGAAAGAAGAACTACCCGTCGCGTACTTGAAAGGTTTGAAACCGCTGATCCTAAACACGACGAACTCGAAAATGATAGCGAAGGTGACCGGAAGCAGCTATATCGAAGACTGGTCAGGCAAACGCGTAACGTTGTACTCAACGAAGGTGAAAGCATTTGGCGACACGGTCGATGCCGTCCGCGTCCGATCGACCGCACCGAAGGCAGCCGCGATCGACTACGACAAGATTATCGACGCTATACGCGGCGGTAAGGCTACGATCGAGCAAGCGGTTGACAAGTACCCCGACATTGACGTAGAACGCATCAAGAAGGCTGTCAAATGAACGAATTGAACGATCCCCACCACTTGCGCTGGTGGCACGGTGTTATGTTAATGCTAATCGGTGCGGCACTGATGGTACTGCCGAATTTGTGACGGCGTTAACGTGATGCAGCTATATTTAGTTGCGGACTTTGGAAACGAAAACTTTAAATAAAAACAGAATTATGATAGAAAACGAAAACTTGAATGAAGCAGAAAAACCGCAATTGAATATAGGTGCTGTTGTGTGCAGTGCTTTTTCAGACGGTCAATTGGAAGATATGATTAATTACTGGCTTGACCATTACACGGCAAACGGTGATAGTCATTATAGTGATACACCCGATTGGAAGATAAGAGAGATTTATTGGGATAAGATTGTCAGCCGTGTGATTGAAGACGTAAATACAGAAATGACAGATGAAGAAATTGACCGTTTTTGTGATAGGCTTGCGGATTTGTAGCATTGCACACAACTACGAAATAAGCACCGTTTTCAATGGTGCTTATGAAGAGTCAATACGATTCAACGAAATGATGCGAACACGTATAAAACAGATCAAAACGATAGAATTATATGAAAAGAGAAATAAAATTTAGAGGTAAGCGCTTAAAATACGGACGAATGGGTCTACGGTGGTGTAGGCTATAAAGGCGATCAAACGTACATCACAACACAAGAAAAATTAGGCGGGTACGACGCGCCTGTTTTTGTTTACGTCGATCCCTCGACCGTCGGTCAGTACACGGGATTGAAGGATAAGAACGGCAGAGAGATTTACGAGGGGGATGTGATAGGTGAATTAAAGTTGGAGGTATCACTTACGCCATTTAGTGGTGTATTGGTTGCAAGAGGTCCTATGTACGCTGACCCTGATGATTTAATTGAAATGGAAGTAACCGGCAACATCCACGACAAATGAAACTCCTCCTCCTCCTCCTACCGATCCATGTCAGCGCGCAGTGTTCATCGTTAGGTTCAGCGTTCTACCTCACAGATTGCCTGGACGGCGAGCAACCGCAATACGAGGAGTGCTGCAACTGGTGTCAGGAATACTATCAAGTTTACGAATTTACTGTGCCTGTCAACGCTACCTCGACGGTGTTTATGGTGGACGACTCCGAGATATATTGGAGCCACGTACCATCTGATCTGTACGTTGACTTCATCGTATTCGACCAGTGCAACGAGGGTGTGTTGTACTCATCTTACAATGGATGGTGCGAAGAAGGTGTGGAGGTTATCACGCCGTCTCCTTCGATCCGTAACGACGCCTACGAGGTTGAGCTGAANTTACCCCCGGGAGTGTACTATTTAGCCATCCCATTGCAAGGGGCGACGGGTAATAGCACAATTTCGGGGTGCTTTGGAATTACGGTTTTTTCTCCGACGGTATTGGATTTAAGCGTTAAGGAACGCACGGTAATACGTCAGATGCTTCAGCACAGGGTGGATGCAGCTGGCAGGAGGTGGTGATGCCGTTCATAAAGAAATAGTGTTCACGAATTGTGAACAGCAGGTAATTGTGAACAGACCCATTCTTCGAGCAGGAGGTGGTGACTGCTTCCTCGCCAAAATGGCGGGATAGTGGCGAGATATCAGGGTAACGGCTATGAATTGAAGCCGTATAACAAATGATTAATTCAAAGAAATAACCTTAAACGTTATGGCAAGAGGTGAGCAAATTGATAAAGTAAGTAAGAAGTTTGTTAAACTTAATCAAAAAGATAAAAAATTCGCAAAACGTGAACACAAAAGGTATTTAAGAAGAATGCGCAAAGCAATTAACAAACTCAATCCTTTACACAACAGATACAGGGGTTGGATTGGTTAACTACGAAATAATCGTCAACTAAACGACCACTAAAGAAATCAAACCACCCAGAACGGGGCTTAAATGACCAGTATAATGAACGAATTTATCAAGCAGACACTTATCGAATACGGCTTATCCGAAACGGACGCACAAGCGGCAGCAGATGAGATAATGGACGAACTACATAACAGAATTGCAGAATAAAAGCACAATGGCAAATCCAGTTGTAAAGAATTACTTTACAACTGACAAGAGATCTATTGACCGAGATCAGAAATAGACAACACATCTATTTACTCCCACGCCCAATCGTACAGCACCTTTGCCATCGCGTCGATCATTTCCCAATAGCGATTGTCGTATTTTATCATGTCTTCTTCGTTGTCGATAAAACACACCTCAATTAGCACGTTGATAGCGTGACGCGGTTTGCCTGACAGTATCCCGATACGACGACGAGCGGTTTTTGATTCAGGCTTAACCCCGCGATTGAACGTGCCGAGGCTATCACAGATCGCGTCACATAGCTTCTCTGCAATTGAACGTTCGACGTAGCTATGTTCATTTGCGACGAACACCTCTGTGCCGTGCGCACTACCGTTAAACGCATTGAAGTGAATGTCGAGTATTAGATCGTTCTTTTTCGCTCTGGACACCCATTTAATAACGTCGCGTAACCTCATTCGATCCTCGTCCGTCTTGACGTCTACCGAGTTGTTTCGGAGTGCCTGCGCGAGGTCGTTGCGCACCTGTATCGTTTCTTCGCCTTCGTCGCCGTATCGAGACGCCGCGCCTGATCCCTTACCGTTGTGACCTGCAATTAGGTAGATTGTTTTCATTCCAATATCAGTTGTACGTTTACTTGAACATCTATCAATGTGTTTGCCGTCTCCACGCTGACAGCTAACCGATCGCCAACATCGAACGACGCGGTGAAGCTAAGGTTGTACGCTGTCCCTGCATTTATCGTGGCCGGCGTTAAGCTATCCTCAACGCTGCCATTTTTGTACACGCGTATCGTTGTTGTTCCAGGCGTTTGAATTACCCGAAACGCGATCTTACCAATGGAACACGCTTGCGGCATTACAGCTTCACTCGTGTACTGCAGCGACGACGCGGCACCGCCTGACGCAAGAGGCATAAAATATTCCGTTGACGCGGCGTTAACTCGCCCTGCAGCTACCAAAAAAACCGACAGTGCCGACGGGATAGTTATCGTTTCGCTGGAAGACAATCCGGATCGCGCCTGCAATTCGACGTAATTTGCGTCACCCACTGCCGCCCGCAAACGTGGTCCAGCCGCCGCCGCTGGATAAAGTTTATTTAGCTGACGCCCGATGTTCTGTGCTGATCGGTTTGCTGATTCCAACGCAAGTCCCTGAATCGCTGTGCCGGCACCTGTGCCAGTCGATGTATCGCCGCTGTTATCGGTATCCTGTCGGTCGCCCTCAGCTACGGTTATTCCGCTCGTGTTTTCCTGAACGTTGAACAGTTCTACGTCGTACTCCGCTGAATTAGCACGAAACGTCCAACGATACGGCACGTAACGCCGTCCGCTCTGATACAGAAAGGCATAATGCGGGTGCATTTTCGTCGCGTACAGTTCACCGATCTGTATTATCGTAACCTCCTTACGCTGACTCATGTGCTGACGGCAGAGTAGCTGCACCGATTCGATGTTCTGAGCCACTCCGTTAATATCCCATTCGGCTTCGAGATATTCGTCGTTGTCTGTTCGACGTAGCGAACCGCGTGTCGCTGAATTCGTCACCTGATCGCCGATGATCGCTTCGGGTAGTTCGTAGATATCATACGCGCCGTTGTCTGCCGTGGCGTTGTATAGAACACTGTCGAACGTACTGCTGTCACCGTCGCCGATAAACACCTTCAGGTCATCGAGTGACACGTCAGCATCGGCGAACGCGTCCGAGGTTATGCCGCTCGACGTAGTGCCGTCCGCCTCGTATGCAACAACGTCGATCGTGACGTCGACACCGGGCGCGTCGGCGGGTAGCCCGGGTGTCACTATGGCGAACGGCATAGCCATTTCCTCGCCCTCCAGTGCGTCAACAATAAGTGAGAATTGTTCAAGCCTGTTTGAACTATCCGTAGACCACGATATGCTACCGGATAAGACGCTAAACACATCCACGGGTTCACCGTCTGCAAATTGCGTCGTTGAATTGTCAAGGTCATAATGGGGACGGCTCAGATAATACGATCCCGCCTGAACGGTGGCAATAATTTTGTACCGTAGGAATCGAGCGTCACCCGTCCGCGTGGCGTTAGCGTCCTGCGTGATGCGTAGGAAACTCGTCAAAAATAGCTGCTCACCATCGGGCACGATGAACGTATCGGCAGACTCGGTAAGCGTGCCGAAGTCAGCTTCTTCCCATTGACCTGAAATGATCGGGAAGTTGCCGCGAAACTGATATTTGCGGTACACCGCCCGAACGGGGTTTAGGTGGCTTTCTTCCCACCCCGCAAGTATCAGCGGGTCGCCCGATGTCGTTGCGATGGATTTGAAAGTGCCTATACCTGTCTGCCCAGTTGCGATGCTGTCGCCGTCTTTTTCATACGTGTCGTAGCTGATTAAGATGACGTTCACAAATTTGTGCCGTGGTAAAAACACCCACTGCCCATCGACCTGCATCAGCGTCAGCATGAACGCCGAACAGATCGCCTCCAGCATATCGTAGCACGTGTAGTAGTTAAATACCCCTGACACGTCTGTATCGTAAAACTCCTCGTGAAAAAAACCTACATCCTCTTGAACCGGATCAGCCGTAAACCCTGCACTGGCGTACTCGAAGTATTTACCCCATGCGACAAACACGTCTGACGCGCTCCAAAAAAGATGTTGTCCGTGTTTTGTTTAAACATTTTAAAGCGTGGTCGAGTAAGCTATCGTTACCCGTGTACGGCGTTCCGTCGTCGTTGTATTCGATTGCTTTCAGTGCGGCGAGGTCATCACCTGCAGTCAGTGTTACCTGATATGGAATAGGCACTTCCTCGATCTCTGTTTGATCGGCGAATACAACACCCGCCCAATACAGTGTATTTGCACTGTCCGGATCGTAGTAAATAGCAACGGTAATATCAGCCTCATCACGCGTTAACAGGTCGTCGAGGAAGTCATTCATTTCAGTTTCGTACGACTCCCTGTTCAAAAATTCCAGTTTACATTTCGACCCCATGATAGGCTGAAATAGATCGTCGTCATTACCGTCGTATGTCAGCGTAAAGCCCTCGCCCGTTGCGGTTATTTCCGTCGCCGACAATGCGTGCTGCTCGTCGTGTATTTCAACGCGGTAGACTTCTTCTTTGTCGTTCTGAAATTCGTAATAAAAGCGCAGTGCCATTAGCGTGTCCTGTTTAATTTACGACGCCCTGATTGAGCTGATATTTCAATGTCGCCGCCCTTTAATTTAGTCTTTAAATACATTGGTTGCGCGCCCTGATTTTGCAGCATACCCTGAAGTTTATCGAGCGGTGCGATGACTTCCGGGTTGGTTCGAGCGCCGCTGTACTCGCCGACAAGACCTAACGTTGGCCCCGATACGATACCACCGTCAGCAAATGCCACCGCGCCGAGCAGCCCCTCGACAAGTGCCAATCCTCCCGCGATAACAGCAGGCATCGCAAGTCCACCCGTTGCGGCGTTGGCGGGGTTCGTTGGTGACGAAAACGTCGCGATGGCATTTGCCTTAGCAATATTTATCAGCGTCGACAGTATCTGCTTGCCCGCCGATTTCATCACGTCTTCAACCGATGCGCTGCCCTCGATGATCTGACCAAAGGTGCTACCGAGTGCTGAACCGATCTGCTCGCCTGCGCTCTGTACCTCGTTCATTTTGTTTTTAACGCCGTCAAGTGCCTCTATTGTGTCCTCAGCACCTTCTGGCGGTGGCAGTTGCAATTGCCCTACATCCGGCGTATCGATTACCGATGGTCCACGCGATTGTATCTGTTCCATCATGCCCGCGTTGCGCCGTTTGATCGCGTCCGTTTGCGATTTAATTGCGTCCGTTTGCGTCTCAGTGTTCGAGGTTTGTTCCGAGTTGCTTTTATTCAAATTGTTTACCGCAGACGACTCTTCACCGAGTAAAGCAATCAATGCTTCTTTTTGTGCGTTCAGTTCTTTTGTTTGGTCAGTTCTTGCCTCCTCAATAATGGCGTCTTTTGATTTTAAGCCTGTCCATTTAGACCACAGAGCTACCTGTTGATCGATAATAGACATAGACTCAAATGTTTGATCCGTACTCGCCGACTGCACCTCCAACAACTGCCGTTCAATCTCGACTAACTTTTCTTGTGCCGCCTGTACCTTAGCTTTCCGTTGTAACTCGTTTATGTACTCTGTTGTCGCTGTTTTTGCCTTGTCGGTGTTAATCGTTTCAAGGTCAAGGTTGCCAAGGTATTTTGGACTAATTGCATTTAGCTTTTTAATTGCTGCCTCGCGTTCTTCTTTACTGCGAGTTTCATCGCGAGCAATTCGTAGCAGCCCTTCAAGTTCAACCTTTTCGCCCGCAATAGATTTAGCCGCCGTCACTTGAACATCATGCAGTGCCTTTGCAGCTTTTTCAGCGGCAGTTGTTTGCGTCGTGTACGCTACCAATGCGACACCAAGCGCAGTTACCGCGGTCGCCAACAACAGCACCGGATTAGCGACCATCGCGGCAATCATTCGCTTCAACGCAGGAATAACACCCCGCACAATAGTTGTCTTCAATAGCACATAACTCCGAATCATCTGACCGGTGACCAAAATAGCGGGACCAATCGCCGCGGCAATACCACCCATGACCATCACAACCGTTTGTCCCGAATCACTCATATTGGTAAACGCCATAGCCGCCGATGCGATAATGTCCGCAGCCTGACTGACCGCAGGCGCAAGAGCCTCACCAATTGCAAGTTGCGCGCCTTCGACTGCCGACTGCATTTTCTTAAAGCTACCCTCCATAGTAGCATCCATCGTGTCAGCCATTCGTTTCGCCGCGCCATTAGCGTTGTTGAGCGATTTAGTTAAATCGTCGGTGGTTCCAGTGCCTTCAGCCAACACGAGTAACGCAGATTGTGCCGTTCTACCGACCTCATCTTTTGCGTCAGCCAAATTTAACCCCTGTGTCGCCAACTCTTTTAACGCGCCTGACACATCGCCGCCTGTCGCACCAAGTTCTGAAATAATACGACGCAGGGCGGTGCCAGCGTTGCTGCCCTTAATACCTGCGTTCGCAAGCGTACCGAGTAACGCGGTTGTCTCCTCGATGCTCATGCCAGCTGATTTCGCCACAGGTGCAACGAATTTCATCGACTCCGCAAACGAAGACATATCCAATGCCGTCGAACTGAACGACGATGCCATAACATCGGTGACGCGCCCCGTCTCACTCGCATCCATACCGAACGCGCGGAGTGTGCTACCCGCAACCTCAGCGGCGGTGGCAAGGTCGCTATCCGACGCCTGTGCCAGTGCAAGCGTTGCGCCCGTTACCTTCGTAATTTCTTGCGCTGAAAAACCTAACTTAGCGTACTCCGTCTGAAGCATGGCAACTTCGGACGCTGTAAATCGCGTCGTCGCGCCGAGTTCCTTTGCGTTCGTTTCGAGCGATGCGAACTCCTCGCCCGTTGCGCCCGATACCGCTTTGACCTTCGCCATCTGAAACTCGAAGTCGCGGAACACCTGAACGCCTTTGCCCGCAAGTAATGCAATTGGAGCGGTAAACGCCATCGACATATTGCGCCCTAACTTTTCGATGTTACCCATCGATTTGTTGAGATTGCGATTTACTTCGCCCAGCGCGCGGTTAAACGGATCGGTATTTGCACCAATGACCGCGACAAGATCACCTAACTTTTGTGCCATGTTTCAAAGATACGGCACCCCCATATAAAAAGCGAACGCCCCGCATTTCTGCGAGGCGAACTAATTTGTTTCATGATAATACTTTACTGTACTCAAATAGCCCCCATAAAATACGAATTTTTATTGAATCCGAATTCAGTCCTTTTTGTTTTTTCTTTCTGCCTGCGCAGTCTAATGGTATTCTTGTTTGACCGCTATCCGATATCTTATCACCCTTTCCTCTTAAAACGTCACTCACTTGATAACCTTTAGAATCATTTTGATACTTCATAGTTTCCGACATTACTGATTTGACATAACTTGTATTTATGACATCAGCACCTGTCCACAGCGGTTTATTTCTGCCTCTGTATTCTATTGCTCCACCTTTGTGAAGCGACGTTTGCAAATTGTTGTTAACGCCGTGTTTAATTGTTAACTTCCTAACACTTAGTTTTCTTCTACCGTTAAAAGTATCGCGGCAGTCTTCAAGAAATCTTTTGTAACGTAATTCTGTACGGTTCATAATTCGTGTGTTTTATGACCGCAATATACAATTATTTTCACTTTCTCCAAGCCGCCCGATTCCGATCGCGCTTTTTTATGCGCTCCAATGAGGCGCGTATTTCATCAGTAGATGGCGCGTTTTCAGCGATGTTATCCCACGGAAACCTCATCAAGTCTTGAGGGCGTATGCCGCGCTTGTTTTTACGTGGCACCGTGCTGGCAACCACTGCAGCATGCCACCTGACGCGCTCCCATGCCTCACGGTTAACACGGTTAGTTGCCTCGCGACTGCCGCGAATTGCCGCAAATAACTCTGGCATCGTCATTGAGTAAAATGAAGATGGGGACAAGCGTAACTCGCCCATCCCCAGTTCCATCAATTCAGTCCACGTAGGGTTCTCAGCTACGTTTTTTTTCACCATCCTTGCCGTCCGACGGCATCAGCTTTTGCGACAACTTCGCAAAGTCATCCAATGACACGTTGTCTTCAATCCATTCGCGGTCGACTTCAGGTGCCTTGCCTTCAGCCTTGTAGCCCGCTTCGATAAAACACCACATCAACGCAATAATGTGTTCGACACGCATTGGCTTTGATCCAAATTCGAGTACGCTCATGTCCTCGAACTCGTTGTCGAATTTCTTCATCGCGCCTAACGTTCGTCGGATAGGCAGTTTCTTTCCGCTTAGTTCAATGTGTTCTGTCATGCTATTACGTGATTTCTTCGTATACAACCGCGCCTGTCACCTCAAATGTCGCGCTAAAAGTCACGTTGTCTTCAGTACCGGCGTTTTGCTCTAACGATGCAATGCGGGCGCGGCAGTTAAACTGATAGTCAGCCGTTTCGCCTGTGGTCAAAAGAATTGATACCTCGTCGCGACCGTTGAAAGCCGTCCAAAGTTGACGAAAACCATTTGCCGCGTCCTCAGCGAAAAGGTGTGAAGTCGATACAGACGCACTGCGCAGACCCTCGGCAAGTTCACGCCATCCGCTCGACTGCTTCGTTGTGACATCGCGCGCATCTTCGCTAATCGAAATGCTGCACTCCGTAGCGTGCGCGATAATTGTCTCTGACCCGTCTGTAGTGTTGAAATACACGGCAAGGTCAGTACCGTTCATTTTTCCAGTTGTTTGTGCCATTACTTATTGTTTATGTCGGTACTGTCCGACGGTTTAGATTTTTGTTTTTCAGCTCGCTTTACGGTAGGTTTCTGAGGCACAATTGTTTCCACGACGCGGTTGTCGTGTTTGTAAGTTTGCGCATCAATCTCTTTCGCGTAGCCTGCTTTAATCAGTGCGCGACCGTACGAGGCATTTACCTTCGTGCGGGTGCCTTTCTGTAAGGTGTCGTTATCCGGTACGTTTTTAATTACTTCAATTTTCATTACACTGGGTTTTTCACTCGTATTATGTACACCTGTTCAATTTCGTGCCGACCTGTAATTTCATCGTAATCTCCGTCACTCGTCAAAAATTGAACCCCATTTAATTCTACACCGTCGTATGTGCCGTATGACACGCGATCTAAGTCAGCGCGAACCTTTGCTGCCAAAGTTAATAAATCGGGATATGAAATTCCATAGCAAATAATTTCGACTTCTACCTCATCTAACGTCGAGACACCCGACTTCGTGTCGCTTGGATCTACGTTCCGCAGTTGATACGTTATGTACTCCTGACGATCGTTGCTGTACGTCTCCGGATCAGCATGACCCGGGTACGGCGCTTCGCTTGTTGTACCGTTGGCTAAAATGTTCGCTATTGCTTTACCGACGTCGCTCATGCTTTTCTGACAAATTTACTAAAGTTAGCGCGGTAATCAGATAGCTGCTTTTGTTGCATCTGAGGCATAGCGGATTTAAGAGATCGCGCAAATACGCCAACGTTCGTGCCTTGATATTTTGTATTTCTCGCAACGCCTGCTTCAACAAAATGCGCAAAAAAGCCATCTTTATTACTATACGCTGCAACTCGTTTTAAGGTACCCGCACGTGGTCCTGCCATCATTGTTGCCTTAGATCCTTTTGGTCGCCAAACGCCCATTGATCGCTTCAAAGTGCCAGGCGTTATTCTGTTGCCTCGAACCGTTGTAAATTCACGATCCATCGGCTGAATGTTACGGCGTGCAGTTTTAACGTAAATCTTTGCAACATTGCGATTGATTTTATTCAGTTCCTTCGCGTTTACGTCGCCGTATTGCGCCATTCGCTCAAGCTTGCGTGCCAAACGGTTCGCACTTGTCTTATCGAACTTCACCGTCACCATAGCGTGTAAAACCAGTATCTGTGCGTTTGCCCCGAAACATCCCCGGTGATAAAAAACGAGTTAAGCGTATCCGGAATAAACTCGCCACCCTCATCGTAAGGCGTTACGGATAATACTGCAAAACTTGACGTAAAGCCGTCAATATCAATTAGCCAACCTGAGCTGAACTGACCCGTGACGTCAGCCGCGTATATATCAAATGGAGGCGTGTACCCTACACCGTACCCCGAAAGTACATTATTCAGGTCGCTCTGATTAACAGTTCCGGAACCATCGAAATCAAATATATTAGGCGAATACACACCGTACCACGATTGAAAATCGAGTAGCTGCGACGATCCTTGAAAATAATACGTATCTGATACAAGCGTATCAGCGTCGGTAATCTGAACGCGGTAACAATAGTAATCTGTCAGGTACTGCGAAAGCGGTATAGATGCGCGTTCCTTTGTACAGAAAGTCATACAACAAAGTGTACAAATGCCGATAATGTATGATAAATGCTTCATTAGTAGTGATTTCTTATGACAAACACTTGTGTTGTATCTGAGATAAAGCCGCCGTCGTATGTAGTCCTATTGCCGTCGCCTACCATGTCGCGGCTGCCGCTGTCAAATAACCATAGGTAGCTATCCGTAAAGGAGGTCTCGCCCGTCATTATACCGCCGCGATTGTCAGTGCGTTCCATGTTGAAAAACTCATCCGCCCAATCTATCCCCGGTTGAACTTTCGCGCCGTGCGCCCCCGCCATGCCAAAGGATAAATCTACTGGTCGCCATCCAGTGTATCCCGCAAATGTTCCTAAACCTGCGATGAAGTCAATCCAATCATTCCAACTTTGCCCGTGTGTTTCATTCACCGCGAGTGAATACTTCCCGTCGTCGATTAGATAATCTATGTAAATGCCTATACCGTACAAATGATCTATAACATAATTATCAGTAGCACCCGTGAACGAATGCCCCAACCAATCTACGTGCGCCCAAATGTTACCCCCTACACTGGCATCTGAAGGGTTGCCCGCATCATCGGTAAACCTGAATTTATTACCGAACGCATTGTTATCTACTAACACCGTCGGGGCTACCGTTGCCGATAAACTCGTGCTACCCGCTGCTGTACCTCGTACATCCGCTTGCGTAGCTTCGTAATCTACCTTTGCGTAGCTTACAGGGTAAGCGGGTGACACCCTGCTATATTCACCATTCTGATACCTATCGGCGCAATCTCCCGTCCTCAGCGACTCGCTCGTATTCAAAGGTACGGCATCTACATACGCTATCCCGCTTTGAGTAGGTACCGTTGGAACGGTTATTGTAGTTGCCGTCGCGTCTTGTGTAACACCCTGAATAGCTGCACCCGAAATAACCAACCGTGACCGCCGTGGATATGAGGTGTTAAACCCGTCGCCGTCGCGTACATTCAAGTCGCTTACATTTATCACACCACCATTTGGATAGGTTAAAACGTCGTTGTTAACTTGCCCATCCAATAATACATCAACGCCGTCAGATGAACGCAGTTGTAACGTTTTCCATAAACACGTAACATCTTTATTACTCGGTACGTCCTTTGTCGTGCCGTCAACCTCTGTCACTGTGATGTCATCACTCGTAACCGTTTCACCCGACGGCACGGCAACCGTAAACGATGCGTCGCTGTTTTCAAACGTGCCGTCAAGGCAAGTCGGTAACGATGTCGCAGTACCCTCTTGGTTTCCGCGCTTCTCGGTAATCAATTCGAGGTACCGGTTGCGTTGATACGTGACCTCCTTCACCTCGATGATTTCATGGTACCTACCCTCATACAGCACCCTGTATTCAGGTAAAATTCCCGACACATCACGAATCGTGAAATGAACTCGCAGTATGGGATAGTCTGTGCCTGACTTGAGTGGTTCCGATCCGTACTTTTCCTGAACATTTGCCCACGCATCAGCTAATTTTAGCCACGTACGAGTACGTGTACCCGCAGTGCCTACCACCGTCGTGTATCGCTGTATCTCAATTCGTTTGCTACGTGAACCTAATCTACTCATACAAAATACGTGTTTCGGTACTCACTCATCAATGCTTTAATGCCGTTTGGTATCTCGCGACTTACATTAGTTCCGACAACGAAATTCTCCCTTACGTCGTAATACTGCGACAACAGCAACCGTACCGCGTGCAATAGTTTTGCCGGGGGTGCAGGGGAGCCACTAATTTGAGGGTATCCAATTGCAGCAGTGATTTTGACCGGTAACACGTTCTCCGTGTCAATCGCAGGAGGGCTGTCGAAGTGAATGTACGCGCTGTTGCCTTTCGTTTCGGGGTAGTAAGCCGTAAATGGTATGTCAGTATCGGCAGGAGTGTAAACCACCGACGTCACCGAGCGTAATGGCCCCACAGGTAGGTACGTATCAAAAAACGCACTCATGTGATACACGCACGTCACCTCATCTAAATACTGCCCCGTGTATTGCTGCACCTGATCTATCGCAACGTCAATCAATGCCGTGATAAGCGCGTCTTCGTCGGTGGTGTCGACACGCAACCACGATTTCGCATCGGCAAGCGATAAAATATCCGTGCCTGTTATCGTCGATGTTATTTCAGGTACTATGCGCTTCATTCAAGTGAATTAAAAAGAGCCGACCGATGAAAGACCGATCGGCTCTAATTATTATCCGGTAATTATTACGATGCAGTTACGCCGTCTTCAAAGGCGAATGCAGTCGTTTGTGGCAAGTTGAAGTCGATCCACTGGTTCATCGTGATCTCGATCTGTGCCGTGTCTTTTGAGCCGTATGGGTCGATCACAAGGTCGATACCTCCGAAGCGTACAAAGTAACAGTTGCTCCAATCACCGAAGATGATCTGACCTACGCCACTCGATGCGTCAGCGAGGTATGGCGTTTTGTGGTACGCATACCCGTTCAACAGATTGTTATCAATTAACGCCTTCACGCTCGGTACTTTCGCAGCTTCTGCGAGGTAGCGATATGCCGATGGACTAAGGATGTAGCGGGCGTTTTCAGTAATACCGTGATCCTCAAGTACAGCTGTTTCCAAATCCAGTACGATGTCGGTGTAATCTGCACCGCCGTTCGCGATGTCGTTACCCGCAAGTGAAAGCAGACCAGTGATAGCAGGCGCGCCGCCTCCGCTGTAAATGTCAGTCATCACTTTGCGCTCGTGACCGCGACGCAATGCGTTCGCAATAATCGTGTCGATGCCACCTACGCCTTGAAACAACAGTTGCTTCGAGTAGGTTGTATCTGAGTGGTAACGCTTAGGACTAAAGTCCGTTTGATCGAGTTCAAGACCCGATGCAGCTCCCGCATCAACTTCGCCTTCAGCAGTTGCAGTGGCTTTCACAGATTCCTTTGGAAGCTGAAAGTTAGCCGTTGCGCCGTTGATAACGTTCGTTCCCCATGACTCAAACATCATCGGTGCCGTCAAGCCCTCAACGAACTCGCCAACTTCCGTTGGGACAAATCCGCTACCGTCGCCTGATCCAGCCTGGAAGTCATCAGCACCACCCGCACGACCGATGAAGTCGCCCGGAATAGCGATGTCGCCCGTTACGTTTTCGCCTCGGTTCACAGCGTGGTCGTACATCTCACGCGCAACACCCTGAACGCCGCCACGCTGAATAACGTCGCGTACAGCTTCCGAAAACGAAAAACGCTTTTTCATCTTCGCTTTCTCAGCCGTCTCGCTCGTTTCAGTTGCTCCGTCTTGAGCAATGCGAGCAGCCTTCACCGCTTCGATTTTTTCCTTACGCTCGATGTCGGCGTTGATCGCATCAACGTCGTCGAGCAGTTTTACGAGGCGCTCGTCCTGAGCGTCGTCCCTGTTCTGTACCGCGTCGAGCGATACGATTTCATCTTCCAACGCCTTACGCGACGCCTTCAGATCATTTAATGAAAGTGACATAAATGTATGTGGTTTAATGTCAGCGTCGCGCTGACTGTTAATTTCTTGTTCAATTTCGCGCTGCAACTCCGCGTCGACGTCGCTGTCGTCATGCTTAATTACACGCGCCTCAAAGCGGTCTTCTGATTTACGCGCTTTCGCCGTCGGGTCGGCAGGCATCGGAGCAACGCTGATTTCGTACGGTTCCCAATCCGTAGCTAATCGAACCGGAATGCCATCCGCAGTGCGCTCGCCCGTCTCAGTGTACGCATACACGCGATAACCTACCGATACCGTCTGAATAATGCCAGTCGACACCTTGCGCCATGTATTTTCTACGTCCGGCGTGTCCGCAAAGCGCAACACAGCCGTGCCGTGGTCTCCATTTAACTCCGCTGACATCACCCGTCCGAGTGCGCCCGCCGCGCCATTCCATCCGTTGTGATTATCCAAAACGGGCGCTGCACCATCGGTTAATCGTTGCATCCGAACGTGTTCAGGCGCAAACGACAATACCTCACTGAAATACTCGTCTCGATTCCAGTCGTAGCGGTCAACCGGGTAATCTGAACCAAAGCGCACTTCGATCTCGCGAGTCTCCTCGTTGACAGTTGCCAGTTGAGCCGCCCTGCCGTTCATTGTTATTTCAACCTTCCGTTGATCCATTTTCTGATATTTTATCGCTGTACTGCGGTAGTTTATCCAGCGCGATCTGATTCACTTGAACCGTGTGTATGTCGCCACCATCGACAGCGTTGTAACGTTCTTTTGCTCTTACCTCGTTGCGATTCAACACTCCGTTCTGAAGCATCTCTCTGTAATACTCTGCGCGTGTTGCCATGTCGCCCCGCGTCAATTCATCAACGTCGTGGCGGAATGTTTTGCTTCGGCGATCTTCACCGAGTAGAAGTTTCAAATTAAACTCAGACTCAATGCGCTGCGCAAGCGGTACAATGGTACCCGTCACGAATGCCTTCGCCTGGTTCTCATAATCTTTGTACGCGCCGCCCGTGAAACCTACCATCGCTGGAGGTACGTTAAACACGCGACATATTTCTTCGCCCTGAAACCTGCGGCTGTCGACGTTCTGTGCTTTGTCAGGGTCAACACCCATTTTGTGATACTTAACACCGAACGGCATGAATCGCGTCTGTTTGCCCTGCTGCGACTGCCATGTGTTCAGCAACGTCTCGACCTGCTCCTGCTTCAGGTTCTCATCGCTCGTTAATACCCCATTCATCACGCCGCCACCGTTGAAAAACTTCGCCGCGTAGTTTCGCGCTGCCATCATTAGCCCGATCGTCTCGCTGTTCATCAGCGTCGGCGATTGACCCAACGAGTAATGAAGCGAGATCATATCCGACGGTCGAATCGTTTCGTCGCCGTCTTTGCGTTTCACAATGTAGACCGACTCACCTTCAAGATTTTTGCGGGTGACGTGTCCGCTGTGAATTAACTCAAACTTTGTAGGTTCCGCTCCTCTGCCGCGAATAATCTTAGCGTATCCGCAACCGTATAGCAGCATCATAAATATCAGCGTTTCGCGAAACTGAAACGAAGTGGTGTAGTTGTCAGGCGATTTATTGAGAAGGTAGTCTGCTGGGTGATCTGTACGGTCGAATGACGTACCTCCGTCGTCGTAAACGTAGATCGGTAGACTCGCCAGCGTTGAAGCAATTTTGTAGCAACACGCGTACACCACACCGACGCCAATTGCAGTCTCAGGCGTCACGCTCGCGCCCGAGTTGGTTTCTTTCGGTAGCCCGAAGCTGTTCCAAAACCCTGGTGCGCTTGTGTCTGCGACCGTTGTTTTAACCCCTGAACCCCCGAAAAACCGCTTAATTCCGTGTAGTACACCTGCCATCCCGACAAAATTACGGCAAGTATTTTCCGAAATAAATACCTAAATTTTGTCGTATTGCGTGTTTTTTATATATTTGTGGCTGTAATCAAAACACACACCACATGTTCACCTCAATTCAAATTACCTACGGAGCGCGAAACGGGCAGTATGTCCTCAGCGGACTCGATAAAAACGGCAAAACCGTTAGCACCATTATCAACGACGCGCCACTATTCGACGCGCTGCGATACGATGAATCACCAATGTCAGGCAAGGAGGCTATTGAACGAGCAACCTCGTACCTGCAACACGCAGCCGAAAAACGCTGTATACGATCAGTCGGGTTAGCTAAAATCTAATCCGAATACATTCGGCAACATCGACTCACCCTGACGACCGCGATGGTCGAGATACTGACCAAGCGCCATAATCGAAGCAACTACCCCGTCAACCTTTTGATGGGGTTTGCTTTTTTTCTTCGTCACCTTCACGTCATCCGCTGGGCTGCGCTCCAGTACTACGTTGCCCATCTGCCACCTTAAACACCGTTGACCGTCGTGCGTAATCCTGCGGCTAAGTAGTTCAACCTCGAATTGCTTCGTGGGAAAACTCATCGAAGTGTATCCCTGACCAAACGGCTTAACATCAACACCGCACTCTGCCAACTCAGACACGATATAACCTGACAGGTGCCGGTCAAATGCTAATTCGCGTAAATCGTTTTCCTCCGAAAAATTTCTGATGAACTCAAAAATATAACGGTGATCAGTTGTGTTGCCTTCGGTTATGTGTAAGCTGCCTTCATTTTTGAACGAAATGTAGTCAACGCCAGAAGTTAGCTTCTTATTCGTTGCTGCCTCACGATTTACGAAGTGCCATACATTCAAATACTTTTGATCCGTCGCCTCGTCTACCCACAGTACAGCAAACGCATTCAGGTCGCGCGTACTCGCTAAATCTAATCCCGCCCAGCATGGTAAATCCTTTACCTGATCCATCGTAAACTGATCGGCACACTTCATCCAGTCGTCGTCGGTAATCCAGCGCTCACTCGCCTGCGTCCAAATGTTCAGGTGCAAGTTCAAAAACGTGTTAATGTACGACGGCATCTGACACGCCTTTTCATACTCGATCCTAAAATTCTTTTCCGACAGTATCGACCCCAGTCCCGGATTGGCTTTCTTCCACACATTCGGATCGTGCCAATCGTCCTGTGGATCGGCTTCGTACACTATCGGCAAAAACCTGTCATCTACAACGACGCCATCACGCACGTCGCGAGCGTACTGCCAATATTCGTAGCACAGCGAGTTCGTGTCTACACCGGCCGTCGTCATTACAAACACGATTGGCTGCGAACGCGACAGCATCGACGAGGTTAATACATCCCATAATTCCCTGTTCGGCTGCGTGTGCAACTCGTCGAACATCACAGCATGAGCGTTAAAACCGTGCTTACTCCGTGCGTCAGCACTTAGAACCTTCGCAAAACTGCGCTTTTCAGGGTAGCGTAATTCGTTTCGATACACCTCTGACCGACGCGATAACCGGGTGTCAGCCTCGACCATGTAACTGAGTGCCTTGTAAATGATTCCAGCTTGAAACGTTTCACCCGCCGCAGCATACAACTGAGCAGCCTCCTCACCGTCCTGAAATAAAATGGATAGTGCAATTGCAGCCGTTAATGTAGTTTTCGCATTCTTTCGAGGAATAGCCAAAAAAACCGTGCGGTACCTCCGCAACCCCGTCTCTTTTTCTTTCCATCCAAACGCCGGGTAAATTATTTCCTCTTTCTGCCACTGATCCAACTGCATCAGTTCACCCGCTTTTGGCCCCTCTGGATAACGGCAAAACGTCTCAATGAAATCAACGCGCCGATCTGCCTCGTGCCAATCGAAATAGTATTTCTCGCCTTCGGGTTTTGTGTTTTTTTCAACCCGGCTCGCCCAGGCGGGTTTACGCAAAGAGTTCTTCGCCATCTTCTTTCACCTCCTCTTTGTACGTGTATTTCAATAGCGTCCGAAGCACCGCCGTCATCTGAGTTCGTAGCCTTGTCAACGCCTGATGCTGCGGGTAGTGCTTCCATAGCCTCTGCCCGTCACGGTTTTCTGTTTCGTAGCTGATACCGTTCTCGTCGACAAACTCCTGTAATGCTTTTTCCTCGTCGCACATCTTCGCGTACACTTCCACCGCCTTAGCAAATGCAGGGTTTTTCATTAAGTCGGGATCAAACTTCTCGCGCATCCCGTCGTACAGTTTTTGCTGATTCTCTGTCATCGCGTCGTTTTGACAAAGCTACCACAAAACCGCGCAAAAATAAACACTCAAAAAAAGTTGG